AAATCCTCCATACGCTATAGATAACACACCTATTTATAGCGTAGATATGGAAGACGGAGTTTTAGGAAAAGCTAATAATAACGGTACTATTATAGTAAACAAAAATCTTTCGCCAGCCATGTTAGAAGGTGTTGTAAACCACGAAAAGATACACATAAATCAAATGAAACGTGGGGATTTAGATTACGATGACACTAATGTGTATTGGAAAGGTAAAAAGTATTCAAGAGCTCAGATGAAAGAAGGGGCTAAAAACTTGCCCTGGGAAGCTGAGGCATACAAAAAAGCAAAATAATTATGGCATTTAAAATAAAAAGATTTATATCACCGATTAGCATGTTAAAACCGGGTAAAATGATTGACCCTGGAAAAGTAAACACAGAATCAGGTACTACAGGGGATCCAGTAATGGATGCATACCATGCAAAACAAAAACGCGAAAAAGAATTTAGCGACGCCGGTGGTAAAAACAAAGTAGCTAAAACAACTGAAATTAAAGGTAAACCAATTGATTCAAATAACGACGTAAAAGTTACTGACGTAAAAATAAAAAAGAAAAAAGAAGATGTTAAGCCAACCGGCAAAGATAAAATTAAAGCTGGTAAAGCATTAAAAAAAGAAGGTCGTAAACAAAAAAGGAGCGAACGCAAAGACGCAAGATTAGAAAAAAGAATTACTCGCGCAACAAAAAAAGGTAAAGAAGCATTAAAAAACGAAAAAGTTCATGGCAAAGGCTCTAAATCTTTAGAAATGAGAAAAAAAGTTGATAGACTTAAGGCTAAAAAATCAAAATAATTATGGCGTTTAAAGTGAAAAGATTTATATCACCTCTTCATGCAGAAAAAGATTCAAAAGAATTGGTTGTAAAAAAACCAAAAGTAGCAGAAGATATTAAAGGATTTGATGAACAATTTGAAACAGTTAAAGCAAAATATCCAAAATCAACAGTTACTAAAAGAAAAAATAAATTAGGTAGTTACACAGTAAGAACTGGAGGAAGTCAGTTTATGTATACCCCAGGTAAACCAGTTAATTAATGAAAAAGATATTAGAATTTTTTAGTACAAAAGTCTTTAAACAAGTAGGTGACGTAGTTGATAACTTATTCACTAGCGAAGAAGAAAGACTTAATGCTAGAAATCAAATATTTAAAGTATTACAAGATGCTCAATTAGAGTTGCAGAAAATGCAAACTGAAATCATTGTAGCTGAAGCTAAAGGTAATTGGTTACAGAGAAGCTGGAGACCAATACTTATGCTTTCATTTGGTTTTATCATTATATATACAAAATTTATATCACAGCTATCAGCACACTTAATAACACCTGTTTTAGAACCAGAATTCTGGAGCTTATTGGAAATAGGTATTGGGGGTTATGTAATAGGTAGAAGTGCAGAAAAAATAGCAGACAAAGTAGGGCCGCTATTTAAAAAGTAAAAAGATAAAAAACAAGTAATAATAGTAATAACAGTAACCAATTAAATTAAATAAAATGGGTAAATTAACAGATGAACAATTAAAGTCAGTAAAAGAAGGTCAAGGAAAAATTAATTCTATATTAGTAGAAATTGGTTTTTTAGAAGCTAAAAAGGCAGAATTTTTAGGAGCTCACTTCGAGGCAGTAAAAGCTTTAGAAGAAGTTAAATCAGAATTAAAAGAAGAGTATGGAGACATAACTGTAAACTTAGCTGATGGTAGTTTTGAAAAAGTAGAAGCTGAAAATGAAGTGGAAGAAGTACTTGAGATAGTAAAGTAATGGGCTCTGTTGTAAGGAAAATAAGTATAGGCTCCGACTATAAGAACGACGCAATGCACTACTCTGTAGGTCAAAGCGTTTATGGTGGACATACTATAGATTGCATCTTACATGATGAACAATCTAATTCTTACAGTATTTATATAAGAAAAGGAGATGAGGTAATGCCATGGAAAAAGTTTAATCCTAACATGGCAATATCCGTTGAATATGATTTAGAATATTAAATGAGAAGTCTATATGATTTTATCGTCAAGCCGCTTGGTGATAAATATGACAACGAAATAAAGCTAGGAGACGTTACACTAATACTAAACACTAAAATTGAAAACTTTAAAGCAGTTAATAATTTAGCTATAGTAGTTGAAACTCCAAAAGCTTTTAAAACAGATATTAAAAAAGGAGACATAATAATAATACATCATAATGTATTTAGAGTTTTTTATGATATCCGAGGTAATAAGAAAAAAAGTAGATCATACTTTAATGATGATTTATATTTTTGTTCAGCCGATCAAATATATTTGTATAAGAATACCGGGGATTGGAAATCATTTGGCGACAGATGCTTTGTAATGCCTTTGAAAAACAAAGACACTTTAAGGTCACAAAAAGAGCAAGAACTTATTGGTATACTAAAAATCGGTAATAGTTCGTTAAAAGCACTTAATATCAACCCAGGAGACACGATTGGATTTACTCCAGGCAGTGAATGGGATTTTATTATAGATGATCAGAGAGTTTATTGTATGAAATCTAATGATATTGTAATTAAGTATGAACACAAAGGAAACGAAGAAGAATATAATCCAAGCTGGGCATGTAGCAGTTGAAGAATTAATTAAGGTAGCTAAAGAAGCTATTATTGATTCTGATGATGATATATCTGCTGACAGATTAAAAAACGCTGCAGCTACAAAAAAACTAGCTATATTCGATGCCTTTGAAATACTTACTAGAATAGAAGAAGAAGAAGAAAAACTAAATGACAAACCGAAAGAAGCTAAAGAAGAAAAAGCTTTTAGGGGTTTTGCAGAAGGGAGATCTAGGTAATGTACGAGCAAACTTTAGTAAAAATATTAAAAGACCATATAAAGCCTACTATATTTAAAAGATTAAATAGGTATAAGAAATGGGAGTATGGCTACAACAAAGAGCATGACGTAGTTGTTATTAGTAGAACAGGTCAAATAGGACAGGTTTACGAAATACAAGGAATTAAGATAGCCCTTCCTAAAGAAAATGACGTAGTTACTTTTGATGAAAATAAATGGAAATATTCTGAATATCCAAAAGAACTAAATAGAATTAAATCAGTATTTGATTGGGATGAATACCCTTCGGATTTTAAAGAAAAATGGTATGACTACATTGATACAGAGTTTAAAAGGCGTGAAGAAGGTTTTTGGTTTTATAACAAAGACAAGCCTTCTTATATTACTGGTACTCACTACATGTACTTGCAGTGGTCCAAGATTGATGTTGGGCAACCAGATTTTAGAGAATCAAACAGATTATTCTTTATATTCTGGGAAGCTTGTAAAGCAGATGTACGGTCCTACGGAATGTGTTATCTTAAGAACAGACGATCAGGTTTCTCTTTCATGGCGTCAGGTGAGACAGTTAACCAGGCAACAATATCCACAGATTCACGATTTGGTATTCTTTCAAAGTCCGGGCCAGATGCCAAAAAGATGTTTACTGATAAGGTCGTCCCCATCTCAGTCAACTATCCTTTTTTCTTTAAACCAGTCCAAGACGGAATGGACAGGCCGAAAACGGAACTTGCATACAGGGTACCAGCGTCCAAATTTACCCGTAAAAAACTTGACTCCAATGAAAAGCTACAAGAGATCACGGGCCTCGATACAACAATCGACTGGAAAAACACAGGGGACAACTCGTACGATGGTGAAAAATTAAAACTACTAGTACACGATGAAAGTGGAAAGTGGGAAAGACCAACAAATATATTAAACAACTGGAGGGTAACTAAGACTTGTTTAAGACTAGGTTCAAGAATTATAGGTAAGTGCATGATGGGATCAACATCAAACGCTTTAGATAAAGGTGGTGAGAATTTTAAAAAATTATATTATGATTCCGACGCAACAAAAAGAAATGCCAACGGACAGACTCGTTCAGGACTCTATAGTTTGTTCATACCTATGGAATGGAACTACGAAGGATACATTGATTCTTATGGATTTCCTGTATTTGAAAAACCAACAAAACAAACCGAAGGCCCCGATGGGTCGCTAATAACTCAAGGCGTAATTGATTATTGGGGTAATGAAGTAGAAGGATTAAAAGGAGATCAAGATGGTTTAAACGAATACTATCGTCAGTTTCCAAGAACGGAACAACATGCTTTTAGAGACGAAGCAAAACAATCTCTGTTTAATTTAACAAAGATATACGAACAAATAGATTATAACGAAGACTTAAGAAATACAGCTATAATAACCACAGGAAGTTTTATGTGGG